ATTGGTACACCAGATTACTTTGATACGATTTCAGATGCTGTTCGAGAGAAGTTTAATATCCAAGAAGAAGAGGATGAAGAACGAGAAGAACAATATGCAGAGCCTCCACGTGAACAACAACGTCAACATGTAGCGCCCGTATCTCGTTCCTCAGGATCGTATTCTAATACATCCCCTGCTACAAGCCCAAGAACTGTTACCCTTAATGCTAAAGAGAAAGAAATGGCCCTTAAAATGGACTATGGAACAACTATGACTGCACAGGAAAAGATTAAGAAATATGCGGATTCAAAATATCAGTTAATGAAATCCGGACAACTATACAAATAAAGGAAATTAAAATGGTGAAAGAAACTAAAATTGGTATGATTCAAGAGCAAATCCCTAGTGAAGATTTGGACAATTTGCCTTCTTATACAACAGATCACGTATCCGTATTGGATATCCCTGCGGATGCCAGAATACCTGGGTATGAAATTGGATTCATTGCTTTAAAGGTAATGGGTCAAGATCAAAAGGGAAACTGGTCTAATGCATGGAAAGATGGATATAGACCCGTTATCGCAACAGAGCATCCAAGGCTTGCAGCTATATTCATGGGTCCTCCTATGCCAGGTGAGACGGTAGTTGATGATTATGTCCGCCTTAATGATCTTCTATTAATGAAGATACCTAAAGAATTGTCCGCAAGACTTCAATCTAGAAAAGATAAGAACCAGAGCGAAATGGAACAGAAATCTAACTGGAGCAATCAAACTCTCTTCGAAGAAAGAGGATTTAAAGGTTTTGATAAGTCAGAAACAGGATATGGAAATATAAAAGAGCGTTCTTTCGGAGAATAAACATTTTTTACTTTACAAGCATTTTAATTGTATTGTATAATTACAGTAATAAGCCCTAAATGGGTTTCGTCTCCATGAGATGATATTTTTTGCCCTTAGGTATGGGAGCCTAAGTTAAGCACGCCCTTGAGCGATTCAAAAGTCCTAGACTAAAATAATGAAACAACACCCCATTGTGGGTGATAAAAAAATTTATAAACAGGGAGTTTATCTTATGACTTATGGCGTAAACGCGCCTTTGGGTTTCGAACCTATTGGCACTATTACTGGTTCTCCATGGAATGGAGCTACCCGTTCTTTTACTATAGCAAATGCGTATGCAACAAGCATATTCAGTGGCGATCCTATCGCTATGATTACTGATGGTACAATTGGAATTGCAACATCAGCCAGTGCTACTAACCCTATATTAGGTGTTTTTCAAGGCTGTCAATATGTTAACGCACAGGGTGTTATTGTAAACGCAAACTATTGGCCCGCAGCCACAAATATTATGCCAGGAACTGTCGTAGAAGCATTCTGTATCATTGATCCAAACATGCTCTATAGCATCCAAACTAGTAGTGCCACTGGCGCAATATTAACAAATAATTTTGCAAACTGTCCTTTTATTGCAGGAACTGGTAATACGCAGACAGGTCAGTCTGGATATGCATTGAATGTTACACCTACTGCATCAGCGGGAGCGGACTGTAAGATTTTGGGAAGTCCAAATACTCCTAGCACATCTTCGTTTGTAGCTACTAATACCTGGGGCATTGGATATAACAACGTTATTGTTATGATCAATAATCATGCTCTACGTCCAGGTACTGTAGGCTTAGTATAAAAATATAAAAAAATAATAACAGAAATAATAAAACAGGGAGTTTTATAAAATGGCAGGAATTATCAATACCTCAAGTATAGCGTCGCTTTTACGACCCGGCCTCGCTGCAGTTTTCGGAGATTACGAAACATACAATAACCAATGGGCCGATATTTTTACTACACACTCTTCTCATAAAAACTCTGAGTTGGAAGTTGAAATGCGTCTACTAGGACCAGCTCAGCTTAAGAATGAAGGCGCTGCTGGACAGTACGGAAACATGGGGCAAATGTTCCAGTATCAATACCTCCACCAAACCTATTTCACAGGATTTGTGATCACCGAAGAGGCGATCGACGATAACCTGTATGAGGATTCTTTCCCCAAGCAGGCCAAGGCTTTGAAGGACTCTTTGTCTGAAACTAAGAACATTAAAGGTTCTAGTATTTTGAATAATGGTTTCAGCTCTACATACACTGGTGGAGATGGCGTAAGCTTGTTCAATACGGCTCACCCAATTCAAGGTGGAACTGTATCAAATACTTTCTCTGTTCCAACCCAGTTGAATGAAACAGCTCTTACGAATGCAATTACCTCTATTGCTAACTTCCGTAACGCTGCGGGCCTTCGTACAGTTGTTAAACCAATGAAACTTATTGTTCCACAAGCATTGTGGCAGACAGCTAAGATTCTATTGGGTTCAAAGTTCCGTACAGGTACTGCGAATAACGATATGAACCCTGTGTATGACGATGTTCTACCACAAGGCTATCGGATCAACAACTTTTTAAGCTCAAATTCTGCTTGGTATATTACAACAAATAACAGTAATGGACTAAAGCATTATGATCGTAAAAGCATGAAAGTAGATTGCATAACCGACATAGACACCAATTCTTTGAAGGTTCGTGCCTTTGAACGGTACTCTTTCGGTTGGTCAGACTTCCGTGGTGCTTTCGGATCTCAAGGCATTTAATTAAAATTATAATAGGGAGAATACAATGACTATTAACTATCAAGTTCCAGCGGCTACGCACATATCAGACTTTGGTCGTACAGGTAAAGTAATAGACGCAACTCGCGGGGATGGCTCTTGGGTTTCTCCCTATTATGCTTATGATATCGTACCATTTCCAATGGTTTTAAATAACGTTGGAAGTTCTCAAACCCCTGCGGGTGCTGGGAATTTAACTTTAGCTAACGATGCAAATACAACATCCTCAGTTACGTTTTCTGGGATTGCTAATTGTATCAGATTTGACGTCCCACGTTGTGTAAGTATCAGTAACCTAGCTAACACAAGTGCATTAAACTTTACCGTATATGGATGGGATATAGCAGGATTTCCTCTAGTTGAAAAAATTACAGGATCTACAGTTGCAAACACAACCGTAGTTGGGAAAAAATCCTTCTTTACTATTTGTAATATCTATTGTAGTGCTGCTGCTAATGGTACATTAACCATGGGTACTTCTGATAAGTTTGGATTGCCTTATGTCGCCAGAGATCAAAATTATATCTCCCCAAAGTTTGATGGATATTCTGATAATGCTTCCTTAAGAACTACAAGTGGTATTAGTGTTTCTATTGTGGCAAACACTGGTATTGCAGTTGCAAACCCAAACATTAAATCGAACTCTCTAACATTCTTGACAACGTCTACGATTGGGGGTGGTACAGCTGGCGCTCTATATGCTCTTCCTTCTGCTATCATACCAGGAACATCTTTCTTTATTCAATCTAGTCAGGCTTTAGACGTATCTACAGTTTATTATGAAATCGTAGATCCTTCTCCTTATGCTGGTACTGCATCTTTGTTAGCTGGCACCACTACATCTTCTTTTACAATTGTTAATTCTTTGGTAACGCCTACATCTCTTATTCAAATAAGCAGAAACTCTACCAGTGCGGTTTATGGGAATATCACAATTGTTTGTTCTGCGGGATCGTTTACGGTTACCTCTGATACTCAGACAGATACTGGATCTTTTAACTGGCGTATTATAAACAATGCCTACTTAGTTGCTAACCCTCCTGTATTGGTTGGCCAAGCTACTTTGGCTGCTGGGACGATTACAATTACAAACCCTCGTATTAAGGCAAGTTCTACAGTATTGGTAAGCGTTGCAACAACCGTAGGGACTGGGTTTCTAACAGTGCCAAGTGGCAGCGTTGCTAACGGATCTATTGTTATTACCTCTACACAGCTCACCGATACCTCTGTTGTGAACTACAAAGTCATCAGCCCAACCTATGCGGGCGGTATTTTTGCAGGAGAAGGTACATTCACACCAGCAGATCTAACGGTGACCATGAATGGCGTAACTCCTGTGCTTAATAGTGCTGCTGTTGCCATTGGCCTTACGACTGGAGATGTATGTGGAACCTATCAACCTTCTGCACCGACAGATGGTGTTAAGAGATTGACCATTAATTTGTTCACACGTGGATCTGATATTGCAGCTGATACGATTGGACAGATTACTAGCAATATTGAATTGGTTGAAAGCTCTGTAAACTTATATGGTCAGATAAACTACACGGATACCACAAATATTAGAACTAGTTAATTTTATTGTAAGGGAGCATAGAAATGTCGAACTTAATTGTTGTTACTTTTCCGGCAAGTTCTACAACGGCTATTGCTCCTCTGCAAACTTTAGCTGCTGCGGGTAATCTTGCATTAAACTCAGCTTTGATAAATACGGGTGTAGGTTCTCCTAATATTAGTTTTCCTAATATTGAACGGACTATATCCCTAACAAGTGCTAATAACTTATCTGCTATTAATTTTACAGTTAATGGATTTGATTATAATGGCGTTGCTGCTACTCAGACGATTGCAGGTCCTAATGCTAATACTGTGTATACTACTACCCAGTTTAATACCGTAACTTCTATTTCTGCACCTGCTGCCGTTGCCGCTGTTAGTGCGGGTACAGGAACAGCGGCTTCTTCACCATGGATTGTATTAGATGGATTGCGCGGATTCTTCCAAGCATCCTTACAATGCGTTGTGACCGGAACCGTTACGTATGACGTAGATCAAACATTAGATGCTCCAGAAACCTATGCAATTAATACATCAAATGGGGCTACCAATATTATTAATACACCAACTCCTTTTAATGTTGATGCAAGCCTTACTGCTGCTACAACTAATCAATTCTTTTATTTAACCAGTCCAGTTACGGCATTAAAAGTTAGCACAGAACTAGGATCCACTGGAAGCCTTACCTTTACCATCCTACAGCAGGGAGTTATATAAATGAGAGATATTGATAAGATTGTTAGAAAATGGGGTGGGGACGAAGAAGGTCCTGTAACACAAAGACGTAAATCTGATCAAGAAATATCACGTAAGAAACATTCTGTTGGAGGCCGTAGTTGTGAGGATCGTCCATCTTATAAATCTAAGTCTTCATATAAGCCTTCTACAAAGGCCTAATTAATGTCCACTAGTGGTACCTATGCATTCGATTCAATTACCGTCGACAAGCTCATTTTAGAGGCTTTCGAGCGGTGTGGAGTTGTTGGGGATGCTCTTACTTATATGCAAATAGAATCTGCTGAACGTTCTCTTAATTTAATGTTTTCTGAATGGGTTAATAGAGGACTTAGGCTTTGGACTGTTCAAGCGGGTATGATGAATATAACCCAGGGACAAGCTTCGTATAATCTTCCACCAAATACGGTTAATATTTTAGATCTTACCCGCGCACAAATAACCCGTCTAAATACGGGGGGAACTGCATACTCTAGTGATGGCGGTGTTGCTGCTAATGCATTCTCTGGACAACCAAATGTTGCTTGCACCCAAACTGCTGCAGATGGGAATATATCCTATAATTATGGAACAGGTAACACTGAAAGTATAAATTATGTCGGAATTCAATCAAACCAGATAAGAAACTATACTCTTATTGTTGAATACTCCCAGGACAATACAAATTGGCAAACTGCTTTAAATATTCCATTACAGGAATACTATGTTGGCCAAACATCTTGGTTTGTGCTTCCAGCACCCCCATGTGCGATGGTTTGGCGTATT